TATTAATACCACATTCTGTTTTATAACTTTCTGTAGGACATTGATGATTATTATCTAACATATATTTTTTTAATAATTCATAGTTAGTATTCCATCTTTTTTCATTAATACTTATATTAACATCTAATATACCCTTACCAAACGTTTTATTTAATTTAACATCTTTAATATTCCACAATACATCTAAATCAGGATGTGTATGAATATTAAAGATAGGTTTTCTTTTTTTTTGAGGTTTAATAGTATATTTTTTAGTTCTTTTATATTCTGGTTTTTTTATAACAGGTGCATAATTTTTATCATCATCTGAATAAAATAATCTTATAGGTTCTTCATCTATACATTCTCTATTAATAAATTTAACTGGTTCATCATAATCCTGAGTATAAATTTCAATTGTTTTATCTACATTTTTACTACATAATTTTAATAATTCATCATCATTCATATTATCAGTTCCTTTTATTTCAAATGAGATATCTTCTTTTTTACAAATATATTTTAAATTATCAATTAATTCTCCTTGACTATCTTTAATAATAAGACCATATTTAGAAAGATTATCTTTGATTTCTTGTGGAGCATACATATTTGGATATCTTAAACACATTTCGAATAATTCCGGGTCATATTGATATTTAAATGCACTGATTACATTTAATGCTGTATTAAAATTACCAGATTCTGATAATTGTTCTCTAATCATTATATCTTTATCTTCATCAGTTTCCATTTTGTTATATTTTTTTATATCTATTAAACTAGGTATTAGAATAATTGCGTCATGCATATTTGATTCTGGTATTCTAACTAAACGACCAATTCTTTGTGATTCTTTTACTATACTTTGGGATGGATTAATAGGTACTCCCATATTTGCCCATTTTGTATCAATTCCTTCATTTAATATTCCACAAGATGATAATATAAAAATTCTTCCTCTAATTTTTTTATCAAATTCATTTATTATTTTTTCTCTATTTTTAGATTCACTGCTTACACCTTGTAATATGACATTATCAATGTGATATAATGATTTGGTTTGTGGAAATTCTTTTTTTTGAATCTTAGTAAATAATGATTTGAAAAGTTTTTGATTTCCTTTCGAGGCAAATTCTTTCACATATGAAATTCCATCAGAATAATCATTTTCATTAACATAACTATGATATGTTAACACATTCCAATAATCATACTCACCGGATAAACATGCTCTAATTATTAATTCAAATATTGGTTGGTATTTATTCTTATATTCTGGTTTCTGACAATATAGACTAATATTAGTAGTAAATGCCTTACATATTTTATCTTCCACAGCCTGATAATATAAATATTCATAAACCAATTCGCCACAATCACTATTTTCTGGTTTATCTCTATCATACATTGTAATCCCATTTTTATTAACAGGTGTAGCAGTATAAAATTCGGTTTTATCCACAATATTATCTAATTCATCATTATTGAAAACAATATCTTGAATCTTTTCACCAACAATATGATGAGCTTCATCAAATATTAGACGGTTAATTCTAATTTTACTATCAATACAAATATTTATAAATTTTTCAAACGAATGATATGTGACTAATACAATTTTTTTATCTTTTTTTTTCATAAATGATTTACAAGTTCTTTCTGATGTAGAATATTGAATTGCTGATGTTTTTAATTTAAGCTTAGTATCATTATCAGAACAGAAAGCAAGACACTGTAATTTATCAAAGTTATCTTTGAAAATAGTGTCTAAGTTAAGGAAATAATCATTATTATATTGGTTAATCAAACCTAGTGATGGGAAAACGAGAACATTTATATCTTGATTATCTTGAAATAAAGAGATAGTAAATGTTCTAGTTTTTCCTGTTCCACACCACATATTAATTAAACATTTTTGTTTATCTATCTTATTTATAATAGCTTGTTGTTGATGTGGATATAAGTGTTTGTTCCATTCAATCATAATTAATTTAATATATTATAAATCCTTTGTATTTAAATCAATTTTATAATTATATAAAAATAATTTATTTAAGTGAAAGGTTAGATATAAGTATAATATGAGGTTGAAACAAGAATTATATAGAACCGAACAAGATGATATTTTACAGAAAATAATGGATATATTAGAACTTGATAAGGAAAATAGTATAACATTGTATGAATTAGATAAAAATTTAGAAAAACAACAAAATATTCTTAGTTTGCTACCAAATATTCGTAAATATTTTAGTTTGTCTTTTGTAAAAGGAGTAAAAAACCCAAAATTATTGAAAAGACCTTGGTTATCTATAATAAAACAATTATTAAAAAAAAATTATAATATAATTAGTACAGATTTTAGGATGGTAATTAATGACAATAAAATTAGAACAAAAAAATATATATTTATTAAAATATAAATATCATTTATTAAAAAAGTATTTAAAAATAATTTATTATTATTAATATAAAGCGTTCAAAAGACTAAAATGAATATAAAAGAAGAACCACCTGATGATTTTTTTAAATGTATTAAAGTATCATTAAAACATGTTCTTAAACATTTTAATATTAATCAACCTAAAATTAATAAATCTGTAATAAAAGCAAATAAAATAGTTATTCATACTTTGCAGTTTATGAAATTATATTTATTAGATTATTATGATAAAAATAATACACTACCAATAGTAGATAAGGAATTTATAAATTCTTGTATGAAAATATTATGTAATGAAAAAACTACAGGAAGACCACCAAAAAAAGAAATTAAAGAACTAAAAGATAGATTAAAATTATTTTATAATGAACATTACAAACCATTGTGTAAAGATGAAGAATTAAACTATACCCATATGAATACTATTTTAGATTACTTAACCATAGATATTTTAACAATGTATGAAAACAATATTAAACAACATTATATTGATTATGTTGAAAGATATGTAAATGTAGTTTGGGAACAGAAATATATGAGTACTAAAATTAGAAAAATAAAGAAAACAAAAATAGATAGAGAAACAACAATTAGAAACTTAAATTCACAATTAAGAAAAATTAAGAATGATTTGTTAAATATAGAAAATAGTGAATATAAATCGAAATCATTTTATCATAAATGGATTAATCAACATAAGCAATATATCATTCCTAACAAAAATAAATTTAGAAAAGATAATTTATATTATGATTTACAATGCTGTCCTCAAGATTATTTTGGTTGCATGTTATTTATGATGAAACAAGTTGAAAAAAAAGGATATACAACAACTAACCCATTTCCTTTAAGAAATGAAATTGTTCCTAAACATATTCGTTTAGATACAACAACATTAGTTCATCTTTTAATGAATAAAAAACAAGGTAATAAAAGTGATTATTTGTTCAATGGTAATCTCAAAAGATTTGAAGATAAAATATGGAATTTCTTTTTTAGAACAGAAAGAAAATGTTTTTTGAAAAATTGGTATTCATTTCATCATATGATTGAGACGGATGGAATTAGTTGTTCTATCTTATTATTAAGAAAAGATAAAGTAGGAAAAAGAATAATAATAAATAAAATTCCAACTAAAGAAAAATATATAGATGAAGTTAAAAATTATTCTGCTATCATAGATAAAAATATTGTAGCCATTGATCCTGGTAAAATGGACCTTTTATTTTGTGTTGATAATTGTAATAAAGATGCGAATGAATATAGATATAGTCAAGATAGAAGAAGAAAAGAAACAAAAAGTAAAAAATATGGAAAAATATTATTAGAACAAAAACTAGCAAAAATAGATAATAAAACAATAATCGAATGGGAAACAGAATTATGTAAATATAATCGTAAAACATTAGATATAGAAAAATTCAAAGAATATTGTAAAAAGAAAAATCAAATGAATTATAAATTATTTGAATTTTATGAAAAAAATCTATTTAGAAAATTAAAACTAAATGGATATTGGAATAGATTAAAAAGCGAACAAAAATTATTAAACCAATTCAAAAAAATATTTGGAAAACCAGAAGAAACTATAGTCTGTTTTGGTGATTATGAACAAAGGAAACATATGAAATATAAGGAGGCAACAAAAGGGAAAGGGATGAGAACCTTGTTTAAGAAAAATGGTTATAAAACATATTTAGTAGATGAGTTTCGGACAAGTTGTAAATGTTCCAAATGTGATGGTGGTAGTTGTGAAAAAATTATGGTAAGGGAAAATCCAAAACCATTCCGTAATAATCTTAGACTCGTCCACGGGTTGATTAGCTGTAAGAGCTGTTCTAATGTGTGGAATAGAGATTGTAACGGAGCAAAAAATATTTACAAGATAGCTTATAATTCTATAAATAAATTAGAAAGACCAAGTTATTTATGTAAAAAATCATCAGATGTATTACACGATACATCAAAATCAAAATTTACACGTCTTGAAACAGGCAAACCTTCTTAATTTACTATACCGGGTAAAACCGGCGTTTTAAATTTCCAAGGGTGTAAAACGTACTTCTTGCCTAAAAAATTCAAAAAAATGTAATTGGAGAAAAAAAAGTAAACGAGCAAAAGCTTATTGTGCTTCTAAATCTAAATAAAAAATTATATATAAAATCTATAATAGTATAAAATTGATTTATTATAATTATATATAATAATTATGAATCAGACATCTGGTTTAAAAAGAGATACAATAGATAAATTTTATACTAAATGTGAAGTTGCAAAACAATGTGGAAAATTTATAAGAGAACATATAAATTTGTGTGATAATGATATAATAATTGAACCTTCAGCAGGAAATGGGGCATGGATTGATACTATAAAAGAATTATGTGTTAATCATAAATTTTATGATTTATATCCTGAAAATGAAGAAGTAATAAAACAAGATTATTTAGAATTAGATTATAATAATTTTAAGGATTATAATAATGTATATTTAATAGGAAATCCACCTTTTGGAAGACAAAGTAGTATGGCATTAAAATTTATAAAATATAGTTGTTTATATTGTGATGGATTTGGTTTTATAGTTCCACAATCATTTAAAAAAGATAGTTTTAAAAATAAAATTCCATTAAATTTTCATATGGAATATGAAATAGATTTACCTAAAAATTCATTTATAAATAATGAAAAAGAATTTGATGTTCCTTGTGTATTTCAAATTTGGATAAAAAAAAATATAAATAGAGAAAAAATTGTAAAACTTGAACCAAATAATTTCAAATTTGTAAAAAAAGATGAAAATCCTGATATTAGTTTTAGAAGAGTTGGTGTTTATGCCGGGAAAATAGATAA